TAAGTACTAGCGATTGGTAGTTGACGTGTAGCCCCAGCATAGGGCATAAAGTCAGCTCGGTTGACGGGGACTAGACCATAGGGAGCAGAAACGGTTGGATAAGCCATTTAAATCTCCTAGATATAAAAATTAAGAACCTTTACCAAAGCTCGTTGAGGATTTTCGCTCTGAAAAGAGGGGCATCCTTGGGTCACTTTGGCGCATAAGATTATTATCTACAGCTTCCGTTTGGGCTTGGCTTTGCTTCGCGTAATGCGCGTTGCGCTGCTGTACAAACTCAGTCGGAGTCTTGCAAAGTAATAATCCGCCAATCTCAATATTGTCCTTAAAGCGACTATTGGGATCAACTAAGAGTTGAAATTTAGGTTGTTCTTCTACTCTAACGGGTTCCCAACCTTCTCTCAGTTTTGCTGAAAGATTGCGAGGATCTGCTACGTTTAGATTCGAGACACGAACCCACCGATACGAAAAACCAGCCTCTTTGTCAGGCTCAGGGAGCAATTCAGGTTGAGACCACTCTGTTGGTCGCTCATAAATTGCACGGGTTTCTACATCACGTTGTATTCTTACTTCAGCCATTTTGGGCCTCCAATTTAGTTAGTTCACGGGCATATTGCTCAGGGGTCAGTCCTAGTTTTTTAGACAAAAGGACTTGCGTTTTGCTCAGACGTACTTTTTTGGGAGCCGTACTGCGCGTTGCTGGCGCTACTACCGTGCTAGCTTTTGGTCGATTTTCCTTTGCAGGTTCATCTTCCGCGTCGTTAGTATCCTCGAAATTTTCGGGGAATCGTTTACGCATTGTGTTATCAATGCGGCTATAGTAATCATCAGATCCAGCCGATACACCACTGCGAACTAACTTTTCATGTAATCCTAGAGCAAGACTGGTCATTTCTTCATCTTGACCAAACCAATCATTTCGTTTTTGCCAACTTACTGCTTTATGATCGGGCGTGTTTACTTGCTGATTATTACTTTGTACCGCGTTTTCTTCATCTTGTAAAGCCTTTTGATAAACAGGCTGATAATTCTGTGCCTTGTCCATCCGCAAACTAGCTGCGGTCATTTTTTCCTGCGCTTCTAGAAGCTTGTCTGCATCACCAGATTCATACGCGGATTTAAATTCAGCTTTCGCCATATCCATTTCGCGCGCTGTAGCTTGCTTTACTGTGTCAACATAGACTGTTTCACCGTTAAAAAGGCGTTCTTTGAGGGTTTTATTCTCATCCATAAACCTTTTTGCAACTCGAACAGCCTCTTGTTGCTCACGTACAGCAGCTTCTTTGGCTCTGCGTTCATCATGCCAGACCTTTTTTAGCTGTTTAAGCTTGTCTTTAGCTTCATCTTGGTACTTATCTAGCTCGGTTTCTTCCAATTCCTTAACAACTGATGGATGTAAGTTCTTACGATCACGGTCAGATGGTGGGGTATCGTCTTCAATCTCGATATCTATGTCAGATTTAGCTTCAACTTCAGGTTCTGGTACTTTTTTCTCTTCTATTTCGTCAGGAAATTCAAATTCTTCCATATCTTGTTGGTTTTCAGCCATGTTTTACTCCTTAAGCGCGTTTGATGCCACGAGGATCCTGAACTACGGATTCTATGGAGTCATCATTGATAAGTCTAAATTCACGACCATGTATTAAGAGGCGTGTTCCAGCGTTTGGTCTAACAATTACAAAGTCACCCTGCTTACACCAAGGACCCGTAGGGAATCTCTTGTCGTCTTTGTAACAATCAGGCCCCAAATGAACCACGAATAGGACTGTTGCCAGTTTTTCTTCGAAATTAATGGTATCGCTAGACTTTAATATGCCACTTTCATACTCTTCTTCAGCCTCTGGGATAGCGCATAGGATGCGATAACCTGAAGGAATGGGAAGTTGTCGTGCTTTTTCATCTACTTCTTTGTTGAGTAATGCTGATAAATCTACCGCCCTACCTAAATCTACTGCCGTTTGGTCACTCATCCGAGTTCTCCACGTTTTTTGCAAGGTCTGCGATAAAAAGACGTGCGGTCAACAGACCCTGAACTTCACCACACATCTTTTGGTAGTCGGAATAGTCTTTAGCTGCTCCTGTACCAAGGGATTCTTGCAATCGTTGAACTTTGTCATCTATCTTTTCAGTTAAATGATTAAGCGCTTTTTCTAACATCGTTAACCTCTATTCGTTTGTTTGGACATCATTTGGTTGTGCTTGGCAATATCCACTCCAAGTTTGTTTGCTTCCGTTGTTGACTTAGACATCAATCTTGCAGCTTCAATTTCGCGTTGAATTTGTAGATCTGCATTGTCTTTTTGTACCTTAGCGTTTATTTGCATTCCCGCTATACGTTCTTGTGATGCTATTCTTTCTTGCTCAATAGCCATTTGTTGTGCCTTAGCCTGCGCATCAGACTGGGCCTTCATTTGCTTAGTTTGAGCTTCTTGAGCCTTGATTTGCAATTCCGCTTGCTGAATTTGAACCAATGGGTCTTGAGCTGCTTGTTGAGCTTGTTGCGCTGCAATAGCAGTTCTATCTTGTTGTAATAATTTCTGTGCTGCGGGCGCGGCTAATCTAGCAATCTGAAGTTCTACTTCTTCTGGTAATTCATAGTCTTCTTCTTCGCTATAAGGAATTGGAACGCCAATCATTTCTTCCATTTGTCTGCGATATGCATAACCTAAATGCTCTTGAATGTGGGACATTAAAGCGCCCATAATCATTTGCGCTTGTGGGTTTTGACCAATCGTTTGCATGATTTTTGGGTCTTGCATTAGAGCCATATGCACTGCAATATGGGCATCGTGGTCTTGATATATAAACGCCTTTAATGGTTTACCCTTAAGGTTATCCATATTTTCCGTAATTGGATCGCGCGGTTTTTGATCATCTGGCAAAGGTACTAACTTGTTAGCATCCTTGATTCCTAGAACATCTAACATCTGACGATGCAGCAAAGGCATGTTGTAAAGTTGTGGCGCTGACTGGGCTAATTGAAGAGCAGCCTGATACTGCATAATCTTCTGGCTCATCGTAGCCGCATTAGGGTCGGAAACTGGAATAACTTCTACATCGTCATAGTCCGATTTCTTAGCCTTACGGTCACCTTCTGCTGGGTCATATGAATACTCTTCTGGGGTGTAATCCGCAATAATGGTCTTTAGTAACTTAAACTCGCGCTTCATTGAATAATGAATACGGGCTTGTACGGCAGACATAACTTTTAAAGTTCTTTCCAGAATAGCAAGGGTTGTCCCTACTGGGGTATTCCCTGACATATCTGCAACTTTTAAATCTGCAGCAGAAGCGAACCGGCGGCCTTCGTCTACGATCTTATCCAACAACCCAGCCAGAACCATTGACGGCTCTTTGTATGGCAAAGTCATAATGTTGTCTTTCATCGTACCGCTAGGTACGTCAACGTCGCGGAATTCTCCGGGTGCTATCGGCGTGTCGTCTCCTTTGACCCGCAATCCACGGGTCTTAAAGCCACCCGGCAAGTTGGAAAGTGACCCTGCATCAACCAACTGACGGAGGATAGAAGTTCCCGATTTAGCAAAAGCCCCGATAAGATGAATGAGACCAAAACAATAGAAGCCAAAACCGGGAATATAGCCGTAGTGAACAAAGTGCTGACGTTTCTTATGAGTTTCATCATCTGGATTCCAATTTCTCCTGATTGCTAACACTGAATTGCTACCTTTTTCAATGGTTACAACATAAGGTAAAGCAATCCCTGTAGGTTCTCCATCTTCATCTTCATGCTCGTAACCTTCAATATCTAGGTCAACGTGCATTTCTAATACCTTAAATCTGTCATCTGAAGTCGCTCTAAAGCCAAGCTTCTCGGCAATTTTCTTTTCTACTTCATCTAATACATTTTCTGGTTCGCCTAGATCTATATCTCTATAGAATCCTGCAACTTGAAGTTTGCGTAGTTCATTTTCGCTTTTGCGCATAACATGGGTAACACGCTCGGCTGACTCAAGACTTGAGGCGCCGTAAGGAACAACCATATCTTCAGCAGGAACATACATTGCCACCTGACGTTGAAGACTTGGGTCGTAATAAATTTTCTTAAATGCGTTACCTGCAATCCCCAAGCCCCAGAGTAAACGCTCTTGCTCAGGACGATATTCTTGCATTACATCTGTTAACTGGTAGTTCATGTCCGCTTGAACACGCTCCGCGGCAGCTTTCTTCTCAGGCGTTTCTTTGCCAATGATCTGAGTCTTTACAGGACCAGAGGCTGGAAACGTTTCCATGATGGTTTCTGATTGAAACTTAACAACGGCTTCGGAAAGTAGTGGGTGATAAACACCACAGGCGCCGGGCCATGGTTCCATGCGGTCTTCAATCTTCATGCCTAAAAGTTCTAGACCATCTACATAAGCCTGAATCCAATCTCTGCGCGAGGCTATATCAGAATCAAAGTCGCTAATTAAATCTCCAGCAATTTCAGCTAAAGCACCTTCGCTCATGTACTCAGCTAGGTTTGCGCCAAAGTCTTCGTCAGTCTCTTCTTCTGGTTCAATGCTAATTTCTAAGCCATCAATACCAATAGTTACTGATTCTGGGTCCTCAATCTCAATCTCAAGATCAGGTTCTTCTGCCGCCAAAGAATCAATTCCTTCG